ACAATACTCTTGAGGATATTAATAAGCTTAAGCAAGATTTCTATAACCAAATTGGTATCACTGAGAACATTATCAATGGTACTCAGTCTGGGGCAGAGCTTAATCTTTATTACAACCGAGTAATTGACCCAATCCTACAAGCTATTGTGGATGCAGTCAATGTTGCTTTTATTAGTAAAACTGCTCGTACTCAAGGACAGGTTGTTCAGTTCTATCGAGACCCATTTAAGATTCTTCCTATTGAACAACTTGCCAATACAGCAGACTTGTTCTCTCGTAATGCAATCCTTACACCTAATGAGATTCGTCAATTCATTGGTAAAGAACCTCATCCTAATCCACTTGCTGACCAACTTTACAACCGTAATATTGCGGATGGTAATCAAATGGGAGGTATTGCAACTGCTGGACAAGAAGCTGACACTGGTATGGGTGAAGATGACCCTAGTCAGTATGTCTATCAAGATGAGAATGGTAACTATGTAGATTATCAAGGTAATCCAGTCGATGAAGCAGGTAATCCTATTAGGAGGTAATAATGGAGAAACAAGAATGGTCAGTAAGAGATATTGACCCTAACAACGAGATTCTTCTTCATGGTGGTAAATGGTCTGAAGAGGCTAAACGTCGTGTAAGTGAAGCTCGTCGTGCTGGACGTTCTGTTTTGGATATGTTTGGCGACTTGTACAAGAAGTCTGAGAAGACTGTAAGTTCAGCAGCTAAATCAGCATCTAATATGGTTCGTCCTACTGCTAAAGCCGTTTCCAAAACTGCAAGTAATCTTATCCGAGTTGCTAAGAAGACTGTATTTCCTACTACTTCTAAAACTACAACTGGTACTCTTGGTAAAAAATCTGGCGATAAAGCTTTGGCTGCTGCTGGATATAAGAAGCGTAAAATCGATAAGAAACTTGTAGCACGTATTCAAGACAAACTTGATAGACGTTACGGTCAAGGTAAGTATAAGAAAACTGAATCTCAGAAACTCGATGAAAAACGTGGTAAAGCCATGGATAAACGCGAGAAACGTAATCGTAAAGCATCTAAATCTGAAAAAGATAAAATGCGTAAGATTGACAATGCTCGTGGTAAAGCTATGGATAAGCGTGAAAATCGTAACAAGACACGTAAGAAAGCTGAAGAGTCTGTAGCTAAAATCAAACGTAATGAAACACGTAGAGCTATTAAAGCTAAACAGAAATCTGATAAAAACCGTTCTCGTGATGCTATCGGTGAAAACACTCGTGAGAAATTCCGTAATGGCGACATGAAGTCTGGTAATGATGCTCTTATTCGTAAATACAAGGGTAAGATGAAAAACCACATGTCTAAATCTCCTGATGAGCGTCGTAAGAATTCTAAACAGTACAACGAGTGGAATCAACGTGTTAAAGACCTTGAAGCAGAGAACAAACGAATTGGTTCTCGTAATAAAGGTTCTAAACTCGAAGAGAATAATACTCGTAAGATGGAGAACATGTACGAGTCTGGTAAGAATGCTAGCGAGTCTGTTCGTCGTCGTAACTCTGCTCGTACTCGAGATTTGGAAAATGAAAACGAGTCTTACTACAAACGTAAGAAACGTAAGAATAATATCCAACAATCTGCAACCTTTGACTACCAAGCAGCTCTATCTATTGTTTCTAAAAAAAAAAAATCAAAATGAACTAAAACACTATGGAGTCCTTGGGATGAAATGGGGGCAACATCGAGCTAAAAGAAATACGGGTTTACCTGGTTTGCGACCAACGGTTGAGTTGAATAATAAAAATTTTAATAAATTTACTAAACTAAGTAAGAAATTTGTTCGAGACTACAACCATGATGCTAAAATTGATGCTAAAAGTGTCGGAGCCAGTTATGGACGAGTAAACCGATACGGTAAGAAATACATCAAGACTGTTGGTAAAGAATACAAGAAAGTACATAAATATGTTGATTTCAAGAACGTAAACCAAGGTATCGCCGTCTCAAGTAGAACAGGTTTGTTTAGATATGATAATCCTGCAAACCCAACTAGACGTGACTACGCTCAGTATCTAGGACGAGATGCTCACGTATTATCTAAGATGTCACGAGAAGCAATGGTGGCTAATCTTAAAAGCGGCGATGGTAAAAAAATCACTGAGGGGTATGTTGAAGCTCTTGCTCGTCGTTACGGTAAAGGTGCTCTAGCTGGTATGCGTAATCAAAAACTTGGAACTGCGGCTGCTACTGCTGGTACTGCTGCGGGAATTGGTTTAGCAATTGGTTCTGGAGTTGCTGAAATACCAGTTGGTGTATTTAGTGGTTTAGTTACCGCTAATGTATCTGCAAATAGTGTTCGTTCTACTAGTGGTATGAAATATATAGATAATGCTCGTCAAAATTCAGGTAGATATAAAAGACACCAAGATGCTATGATTGTTTATGGTGGCTCTTCGTATAACGATTCGCACATGCAAAACAATGGTAATTTTGTACGAAATTCTATATCGTCACAAATGAATACTGTAAGTACTCACAATAATATGGTTAACAGTCATATGATGAATAATCATATAAATAGTCATTTTGGTATGGGTGGATTTTAATAACAAAGGAATATCAAAATGGATGATAAAGTATATTTTGGTTCTATTATGTCATCTTATGAACCATGTCTTGAACATCATGGTGTCATCGGTATGAAGTGGGGTTTTAGAAGAAAATCTTCTGTCTCTCCTCAACAGAAACAATTTAGCAAGAAAATGAACAAACTCTCTAAGAAGAGAGAACGTGCAGACTACAAACTAATGCGTCGATTTGAGAAAGACAAAGACTTCAAATCCCAAGCTGAAAAGTCTGGGTATTACAATATTTCTAAAACTTCGCCAGATAGAACTTACGAATTCTATAAGATTGTAGCGACCAACAAAGGTAATCTTGCAGGACGTTACTACAAGATGGATACTAAGATGAATGCTAAGTATCTTAAACGTAAACATAACATTATCAGAGGTATCAAATGAAACCACAAAATTACGATTTCGCTGGTTGGGTTACGAAGAATGACCTCAAATGTTCAGACGGTGTAACAATCCGTCATGGTGCCTTCTCTGGATTGTCTGGAGAAAAAGTACCATTGGTTTGGCAACATTCTTACTCTCAACCAGGAGATACAATCGGATATATCCTTCTTCATTCAAATGACCAAGGTGTATACGGTTATGGGTATCTCAATGAAACAGAACGTGGTCAGGATGCCAAAGAACTTTTGCGACACGGAGACGTGAACCAAATGTCAATTGGCGCTCGTAAAATCCAAAAGAGTGGACAAGACGTAATTCATGGAGAAATCTATGAAGTGTCACTAGTACTCAAGGGCGCAAATCCTGGTGCTGTCATCGAAGAGGTTCTTACTCACGGTGACGGACAAGTCGGCGATGAGATTTTCATCACTACAGGTCTGACTCAAGACTTGTTGAAACATTCCAACTCGGAGGAGAAACAAATGGCGACTATTGGAGAAGTAATTGATACTCTCACAGAAGACCAAGCCGAAGTAGTCACTAATATGCTTGAGAATGGTGTAGAATCGCTCACACCTCAAGATGCTGAGGTTATCGAAACTCTTAGTGATGAACAAGCTATGGCGATCAATATCATTCAATCTGTTGCTGGTGAAATCGAAGAAGATGAATTGGCTAACTCTAGCCTAGATGACTTCGAACCAGTAGACGATGAAGATGAAGAAGTTGAAGAACTCGAAGAGTCTGAAGACGAGTCTGAAGAGGAGTCTAACGAAGAAGCCGACACAGACGAAGAAGAAATTGAACATTCAGGAGTAGACATGAAACAAAATCATTTCAATCAAAATGGAATTGAAGAACAAGACACTTTGACACACGCTGCTCAACTTGCTGATGTAGCTGTACGTGAAGCTGCTGCCCTTGGAAGTGGCTCTATCAAAGGTGCTTTGGCTGGTGTAGATTCAAGCGGTGAATTCTTGCAACATGGTATCTCTAATATTGATATCTTGTTCCCAGCAGCTCAATTGCAAAAAGGTATTCAAGCTTACAACCCTAACGCTAAAAACGTTGAAGCTATCCTTAACAAATTTGGTGCTGTATCTTCACCAAATGTTAAAAACATCTATGCTGACTTGACAGAAGAACAAGCTCGTGCACGTGGTTATATCAAAGGTAATGAAAAACTTAACCAACGTCTTATCAGCTTGTACTACCGTGTAACTACACCACAAACTGTCATCCACAAAACTGCTATCGACCGTGATGATGTTATCGATATTCGTGAAAATGGTATCGATGCTGTATCATTCTTGAAACAAGTACAAGCTATCAAGTTCAAAGAAGAACTCGTACGTGCTGCTTTGTTTGGTGATGGTCGTGAAGTACTTAAAGACGGTAAACCAAACGTTGAGAAGATCCAAGAAGAACATATTCGTCCTATCACTAAAGACGACGATTTCTTCACAATTAAAGTCACTTCTGCTGACTGGATGTCTGTAGTTGATGATGTAATCAAGACTATCCCTGGTTACCAAGGTTCTGGTTCTCCATCACTTATCATTAACCCATTCGACCTTGCTAAACTTCGTACTCTTAAAGATAAAGACGGACGTTACTTGTATGGTTCATCTGGTGATGGTAACCGTGTAGCTACAAACGGCGATCTTGCTGCTTACTTCGGATGTTCTGAAGTTATCGAATTCCGCGATATGCCTCAAGGTAAATTCTTGATTGGTAACTTGAATGACTACGTATTTGGTCAATCTCAAGGTGGACAAGTCGTAACATTCGACGATTTCGATATCGACTTTAACCAAATGAAATACCTTATGGAAGCACGTCTTTCAGGTGCAATCATGATTCCACGTGCCTTCATCTTTGTAACAGTTACAAACGCTGAAGCTACTAACGAAGATATGCTTAAATTCCGTAAAGATGCCCTTAAGACAAAACCTAACTGGGTTGAAAAACAAGACAAACCTGGTTCTAAATACTTGTCTAAACATTCAGACGCTGACGAAACTGCAGCAGCTAGCCCTGCATCAGGAAATCCAGGCTCTACAGGACGTACAGGCGGCTAATTTCAAAATGGAATATAGGAGAGTAGCATGAGGACAACTATTGATATCTTAGTTCGCAGTATGGAAGAGGTAAAGGTTCGACCTGGAGTATATTCGTACGAGTACACACGATATCGAAAGGTTCCTGCTACAATTGTCGAAAATAGACGATATGATATTTCTGATTCACAACGAGTCAACGAGAATATTAAGTCTAACTTCGACTTCTCTTTTGTATTCGCTAA